CCCATGTTCCATTGTATTCTTATTGTGTTGGTATTGTTTCTGGCGTGGGGGCCACGTACAGAAACTAGATTGGACATTACAGTCCTACATTAACTGTAAAACTTCCCATTGTTACAGAATGCATACATGTTGCTTTAGAACCTACCATTGCAACTGGTATATTTCCTGCAAATACTGTTGTAGAACATGCGCCTACTATACTGGCACCAATGTGCGGTGCTTCACCGTGTGTGGATACAATATCTCCTAGTGTTGCTATTGGTCTGCCTTCTACAAAGACGCCAGTAGGCTTGGTGTTTTGGATAACACCAGTTCCAACCATGTCCATGAATCTTGCTACTTTAGGCATAGTATTATTTATCTACTATGATTCGTTGTCTTTAAGTAGTTGTAGGTAATCTGCTGAACTATTCTCTAATGCTGTATCTACTGACAAGTATTGTTCTCTTAAAACAAATACTTCTTCTGATTTACTTGTAAAAGTATAAGGAACTACGGCAATGTTTTCTTCAGCAACAACTACTAATCTGGGTTTATTTAATGTTAAAGTTAAATTCTTTTCATCATAACCTATTAGTGTTGCTATAAGTTCTATTCCTGCTGTAGTTTTTACTGATACTACTTTTCCTAAACTATTTTTTAATATGTCTGTGTACATTATAAACTAAATCCTTTAAATGTTTTGTTGTCAACGTCTTGTTTAGTACCACCTATAACGTATGACGATATTTCTGTTTCTTGTGGAGCAACTTGCACTGATCCACCTGTAATCCATGCCTGTGTCCAAGGTAAAGGGTTAGTACCACTATTATATATCGCTTCTAGGTTTACTGCTCTCATTCTTTTGGCGGCGATAAACTCTACATATTGTTTTAAAAGTTCGGCATTTAGTCCTATAATACTGCCATCCTTAAATAAGTACTCTGCCCAGGTTTTTTCTTGCTCTACTGCATCAATAAACATCTGTTTACACTCTTCGGCACATTCTTTTTGTATCTTGGCAAAGTCTTTGTCGTCTTGTGGCAAAAACTTTAGCATTTGCTGAGTACTCGCTAAATGAACATTTTCATCTCTAGCAATTAGTTTTATAATTTTAGCATTACCTTCCATTCTTTTTAGCTCAGCAAATGCCCAACTACAGGCAAAAGATACATAAAAACGTACACCTTCTAAAATGTTTACACTCATAAGTGCTAACCAAATCCTTTTCTTATGCTCGTATTCGTCATAAGTTTTATATCCTTTTTGTCTTAACAAGTTATACTCGATAAGTTTATCATAATTTTCAGTAATACTATCTGCACAATCACAAATTTCTTTTATGTCTAACATTTCATCAAAAACCTTGCTCGGGTCAGGATATACGTTTCTGATAATATGTGTATAACTTCTACTGTGAATTGTTTCACTAAATGCCCAAGTTTCTATCCAGGTTTCTAATTCTGGCAGACTTACTATAGGCAGAAAAGCCAAATTTGGTGAGCGACCTTGTACACTATCTAATATAATTTGTCGTTTTAAATTACTTGTAAAAATGTGTTTTTCAAAGTCAGTAAGATTTTTAAAGTCTGTTGCGTCTTTAGTAATATCTACTTCTTCTGGTCGCCAAAAGAAACCCAACTGTTTATCAGTCAGTTTATCAAACTGTTTATATTTTAATGTATCATATCTCTGTACGGCTACGCCTCCAGCAGGATCTAAGAACATCTTAGCCTTAGTATGATGTGTTTTATTTTTGGTATCTAGTACTGTCATATTTTACAACTCTCGCAATCTTCTTCGTCTATTTCAGTAATGGCAAGTTCGCCCTGAGCGTCATCTTTATGAATATCGATTTCGCCCTGTCCGTCATAGGTGTTATTATAGTATAATTGTTTGCCACCGTATTTATAAAAAGTCAGTATATCTTGTATTAAAACACTCATTGGAACCTTTTCGTCCTCATAATGCTCAGGATTATAACTGGTATTTACACTAATACCCTGGTCAATATACTTTTGCAATACTGCCATTATTTTTAAATATCCTTGTGGGCTCTTTTGATCCCAAAGTAAATCGTACTTATTTTTGTAATAAGGATACCCTGGCACTACTTGTTTTAATACACCATGCTTACTTTGTTTTATACTAACATAACTACGCGGTGGCTCAATACCATTTGTGCTGTTTGAAATCTGTGCTGATGTTTCAGCAGGCATAAGTGCCATTAGTGTGCTGTTTCTAATACCTGTTTCTGCTAACTGTTTACGCAATCCTTTCCAATCCATACGTTCTTTGTGTTTTACTAACTCGTCAACATCTTTTTTGTATGTTTGGTTAGGTGTAATACCGTGTCCGTATTTTGTTTCCATTGTTTTAGGACATGCACCTTTTTCTTGTGCTAACTCGTTACTTGCTTTAATCAGTCCGTAACTCCATGCTTCTGCCCATTCGTCTACTAGCTCTAGATTAGGTTCTTGGTAAGTTGTATCATGTTTAACTAACCAATATGCGAAATTAATTATACCGATGCCTAAAGGACGTCTGTTCATAGTACTAAGCTCTGCCGCTAATATAGGATACTCTTGGTAATCTAAAAGTTCGTCTAATCCTCTTACTGCTAGGTTACAAATCTTTTGCATTTCAGTTGTGTCCTTTACTACACCCCAATTTACGGCACTTAATGTACACAAACTAATTTCACCTTCTGGGTCATTTACATCTGACAAAGGCTTAGTTGGTAGATCAATTTCACAGCATAAATTACTTTGTTTAATTGGTGCTACTTCTTCTATAAATGCTCCATGTGTATTAGCATGATCAACATTCATCAAATATATTCTACCTGTATCTTTTCTTTCTGTCACAAAGGAACTAAAGAGTTCTATAGCCGGAATAGATTTTTTCTTTATGCTTGTCATACGTTCTGCTTTTTCATATAACTCTTGAAACTTGTCTTGGTCTTGGAAAAAAGCATCATAAAGTCCTGGTACGTCTTGTGGACTAAACAACGTAATATTACCACCTGTAATAAGTCTTTCGTACATCAGTTTGTTAAACTGTACGCCATAGTCCATGTGACGCACTCTGTTGTCCTCTGTGCCTTTGTTGTTCTTTAATACTAGTAAGTCCTCAACTTCTAAATGCCAAATAGGATAGTATAATGTAGCCGCTCCGCCACGTACTCCACCTTGACTACAACTCTTTACAGCAGATTGGAACATTTTATAGAAAGGAATAACTCCAGTGTGAGTAGCATCTCCACTCCTTATCTTAGAACCTACCGCTCTTATACTACCAGCACCAATACCTATGCCTGCTTTTTGACTTACATACTTTACAATACTGCTACTAGTTGCATTAATACTATCCAAACTGTCACCAGTTTCAATTAGTACGCAACTGCTAAACTGTCTTTGTGGCGTACGCACACCTGCCATAACTGGCGTAGGCAAAGAAATTTTGAAAGTACTTATAGCATCATAGTATGCTTTCACATAACTCATTCTAGTTTCTGCTGGATACTTGCTAAACAATGTTGCCGCAATCATCATATATGCTACTTGTGGTGTTTCAAATATTTCACCTGTACTTCTATTTTGTACTAGATACTTGCCACGGAATTGTTCCATAGCCGCATAAGTTAATACTTCGTCCCTGTTATGGTCAATATATTCTTGTAATTGATTGATTTCTTCTTTTGTGTACAACTCAACAAACTCAGAGTCATAAAACCCTGCGTCTATATTATCCTGAATTATATCACATAAGCAAGGAGGTTCAAATGTTCCATATACTTGTTTACGCAGATGGTAGTTAATCAGTCTACCTGCCACATACTGATAATTTGGAGACTCTTCACTGATAAGGTCTGCGGCACTTTTAATAAGTGTCTCTTGTATATCTTCTGTAACTATTTTATCAAAGAATTGAATTTTAGAATTTATTTCTACTTCTGATGCACTTACACCAGAAATATCTTCACATGCATACATCACCACTTTGTGTAGTTTTTCTATGTTTAAGTCTTCTAAAGTACCATCTCTTTTCTTAACTTGCATGTGTGTTTGTCCTTAAAATTCTGTATTGTAAAGTTATATTTATCGCAGAATTATTCTACTATATAACTGTATAAAAGTCAATAAGAAAACTTTTCTTTATTTAATTTATGTGTTTGAAATATCGTGGAGTTGTTTTTTACAAATTCCCAACTAACAATTTCTCCAGGAGTAAAGTTGTAAACGTCATTTCCATCTAACAGTACTATACCTGAATCTCCTGTTATGTTATTACTTATCACAGGAAAAGAAAGTTCATTGCTAGTAATGAATCCTTTTTTTATTAATGTGGAAGTAAGTAAAATAGTTACTCCTGATTGACATAAGTAACCCTCAAATAATATCTCAAAAGGGTTAGGCCAGCTCTTTGGGGTATAGTAATCTAAATAACGTGGAAGTATTTTGATATCTATAAATTTTTTGACTAGGTCTTGGGCTGATGAAACATCAGTGTTTCTTACCTCTCGCCAAATTTTTAATCTATCTTCTGAGCTATTAGTATTAAGAAACATTAACCATTAAGTTAAAGGTGCATTCCATTTTCTTACAAGATATTTCATATTGCAAGATTCAGTTACACTACTAATTGCTGTAAGTGTTAGTACACTACTGGATACATTTGCTGTAAATTGTACATTACCTGTTACTGATCCAACTGCTTTGTCTGTACCGTAATCCTGTATAACTACATCTGCTGGGTTGCCTGAGCCATAGTCGTAACTGGATAACTGTAACAGACCAACTTTTCTATATAGATCTGAACCACTTCTGAAGTCTATACTATAATCTATTACAAAAGTATCGTATGCTGTCATATCAAAGGTTTTAATATTTGTATTTGCGGCTTCTGGAATACTTGCAGTTTCTGTAGAGTCATATGCTACATCAGGTAATCCACTTGCGGCTCCTTCGGCTGTTTGTAATTGGATATTATTTTTTACATTAGTTAAACCTTTTGAGCTTACTGTTAAACTCCCCAATCCTCCTGCACCAGGTGTATTATAAATACTGTATTCAAAATACAACTTGTTTACTAATGTAGAAAAGTTCCTGGCTTCTTCATTACTATTAAATGTAATTTCTGTGCCTTCTGTGTTAGTATTTAAACTGTATGAACCTATACTTGCATCTACAGTAGAATTTGCTGTATATGTTTGATTAGTATCAACAGACTCAAACACATTAAGAGCAGAATCTATCATAGCATCATATAAAAAGTCTTCTAATTGTGCTTTAACTGTAGCATTTGCTCTGGTATATTCTCTTTCAGTTAGATTAAGTCTTGATAGTGTACTTCCATCTTCATGTAATGTAAAGTTTGCTGGTGTACTGCTTTGAGCTGACTTATGTGTAAAGTAAACTTTGGTAGAGGATACTTGCGTGCCTGTTGCAGGATCATATTGTGGTAATAATTGTAAACTATGCCAAGCCTGAGTAACATTTGAACCTGTCGTAATATTTCCAGTATTATTTACAATTCCGGTTACCGTATTTAATGCTGTAGAAATATTACCACTGCTAGGCGCTCCTGATAAATCAAACTGCATAATTCTTGTATGTGATAAATTTCCACTGGTTGCTGGAGTGCCACTCACAGTAAATGTAAAATGAGTGCTATTAGAACTAGTAATTTGAACATTGCCATTTACATTGGCATCCGTTCCATCTGTTATGTAAACATGATTATAATTATTTGCATTTGTTGTATATTTTTGATCTGCATAATCATATGCAACTGTAACATTAGACCCTGAAGCCGTGTAAGGTACATTTGATACTTTTTCACTTGTTCTACTTACTAGTAAGTTTGATAATCCTAAAATAGTAATATCTGCAGTACTTGACGATATTACTGCTGTATGCTTATGTTGTAAGCCAATATACCCTGTACCAGTAGTTGCATTTACTACAATTAAATCTGTAGGTATTTGTAAAAATGTAGGTATATCTTGTCTGTTATAAAAATTTGTTAATTCACCTAAACTTACATTACCATAACCAGGTTTAATGTTTTGGTCGCTACTACTAGCACCATCAAGAGTCCTTATTACTGCTGAATTACTGTAATAAGTAATACCAATATCGTCGCTTGTTAAAGGTATAGTTTTAAAAGTAATTGTATGGTCATTACCTAGTGTTGTGCCTGATGTAAAAATATAATCTTCAGTTGTTAATGTACCTATTGATGCTGTAGTATTTCCTACTAATACCGTACCATTTTTTACTACTGTTAAATCGTCGGCATCAAAAGCCGCACCTGATTCTATACTTACGACATTTCCTGCACCTACAGTATTCTTAAATACATCTCTATTACTATTAGTGATGCTTACATCACTGCTACCTGTATATGTAAAACTTTTAGCAGTACCATCTAAACCATCTAAACTAGTGTTATATCTCCTGTGTGGTACAGTGAACTGAATAATTTGGTTGTTTGCAATACTGTCTACAACTTGCTTTGCATTATCAGTTGTTTCATATATTACTGTTTTATTGAAAGTAGAGTTTAATTCACTACCACCAATAAATACTTGACGGCTGTCAGTTGCTAACCCAATTTCTCCAGAGCGGAGTGGTTGAGGTAGGTCTTGTTTTAACCCTCTACGATTTTGTATTCTTGATACTACTACTGTGTTATTACCTGTTGCCATACTAAATAAGTCTCCTATTACCTAGTATTTATCATTTTCTGAAAAGTTTATGAAATCTTTGCGTAATAATCTGCTAGTCTATTTGACCATTTCTCACAATATTGTTCGAATTCCTCACCTTCAATGGTGAACTCAGCAAATTTACCTTCTCTATCAACCATTAGTATAACAACTTTACTGATTTCTGTCCCCATCATTTCATTATGGGCTAATGCATAGGCACAACCTTGCATAAAGTAGTCCTCGATCCATTCGCGTTTTTTAATTTTTTTAGCAGTCTTAAAGTCAATTATAGCATCTTGGCCTTCATATACTCCTATAGCATCTGAGGTACCAGCATATAATCCTGACGCAATTAATCCTACTTCAACACCCCATAACTCGTCTACTTTACTTAGTCCTTGTTCAATCATTTCTTCCAGCATATTTTTAGCCATAATACTGATATGATTGTTTCCTTTTATTTCATATTCTTCGTTAAGTACATATTTTTCGATTGCGTTATGTACTTTGGTGCCAAGACCTGCGGCTTCCTGACTAATACGATTTGCTTCTGCATCTCCTACACGTTTACGCCAGTTCATTAAAGCAGTTTTATCTCCTGTTTCACTTAGTACTGTGGTCACACTAGGTACAGGAATACTGTCGTCACCAACATATTGTCTTTTTCCGTTTGCTTGGGTTTCTCTTCGCAGAGTGGGGTATTCGAATTTGTTTATTAGCATTAAAATTGTTTTAAGTTGTTCGTTATATGTCTATTTACCAGGAAACGTTCCAGGAAATAGTATTATTTGAACTGGTATTTGTGGTGATGTTTACACCATACCCTAGATCAGTAAAATATTTTTTAACATAATTAATTTGATCTAGTTTTGTGGGATCTGTTGTGGTTCCATTCCAAACATAGTAATATACATTACTGTTTGTCATTGTAGAATTTGAAACTACATTTGCGTATAGTACGCCTGAATCTATATTTGAAAAAACTTCTGATTCAATAGTTTTTATTTCGCCATGAATAACTACGTTATTCCTGCTGTTAGCTCTTGCCTGTGTGGCATTTACAAAAATATTAGCCATTATAATTCTGCCTTTATATCTGACATGGCTTGATCACCTGCCATTGCTCCTACATCTACAGTAGGCTCTACTTCTGTGTCTATATCTGCACCTAATTCATCTTTGGGTACAATAATATCGTCATCTATACTGTTAGCAAACCCACTCTTGTTGACTGCTAACTTTAATTGGTCCATAGTTAAATCTGTGTAACCATTAGAATCTAGTATTTTAAGGAATTTTTCTGTTGATACTTTTTTAATATCACGAGACATAGCAACTGTTAAGACATCCTGAATTTTGGATAAAAGCCCTGCTTCATAATCAGTGTTTTTTTCTTTAAGTACTACTTCGTTAATAAGCATTTTACACCTCTATAGGTGCTCTGCCTAGAGGCTCTTCTTCTGGTCCTGCCGCCGCTGGTTCGTTTACATCCATTTCAGGTTCTGGTAATTCTTCCATATCATCGATAGGACTATCTCCGCCCAATGGCATGTCATCTATACTTCCAGTATCATCTCCAGCCAGTCCCATATCTTCGCCTGTAATGCCACCAACTAGTTGGTTAACACCTTCTTTTGCCTGTTTGGCACTCTCTAATGCTGAGCTTAAAGTCTCTTCTGCTGATGCTTTAAATTGTGCTGATTTATCTGCACCAAATTCGTGTATCATTTGATCTGCAATAGCAGGAATATCTTCGTTTACCATTCTGCCTAGTCTTTCAACATGGTCCTGAATGTCGTCTGCTAATGCTCTAACAGCCATAACAACTTCTGCTTCTTCTACAGTTGTGCCTTC